CTAGATCTTGTCGTCGAGTTCAGGAGGCGGACACGGTTCGGACGGGGTGTCGCTGCCCTCGGGAATGAGGGTGAGGAGATCCCGTCCCCACGCGAGGAGGGCTCTGGCATAGGAGATCGCGTGCCAGCGAATGGAGTCGGCTTCGTGTGCGAGTGCTCTGGCTGCGTCACGATCAGACTCGGCCCTGGCGAGCGCGGCCTCCAGGTTCTCGACGCGTTTGGTGAGGTTTTGGATCGTCACGTCCAGGAGGCTGATCCTGGCCGCATCGCGTTGGGTTGCGCGGTTGAGGAGGGCTCCCGCAATCGCACCGATGAAGCCGATGATGGCCACAACGATTGCAGACTCGAGGGGCGGAATGCTGATCATTGATCCTCACCTGTCTCTGCGTGGCGCGGCGCATAGCCTTCACCGCCAGGGGTGACTCGTCCGATCCAGTCGATCACTCCGATCCGCTTCAAGATCGTGAAGGCCGTTTGCGCTGATGCAATGATCACTGCCCAGACACTCACGAGGTACTCCCAGGCCCACGGGTAGGCGCCGGCCGCCCAGACGCCGATGGTGAGAACCGCGGCCGCGATGAGGACGATCACGCGGCGCTTCGTCGGCGACCACGAGGGGATGTCGACGGCGGCGTAGGCGACGGACAGGAGCGGGCCGAGGATCGCGGAGACGACGAGTGGGTCGAATCCGATGCCGATGAGCAGCTCGTTCACCACAGCCTCCCCTCGTTGAGGGCCCTCTGGATCATGGTGGCCGTCGCGGACCCGAGGTAGCCGTCGGCGGTTACGCCGAGGCGGCGCTGCCAGGCGCGGATCGTGTCCGGGCCGAGGATCCCGTCATCGGTGACGCCGAGGCGGCGCTGCAGCTCGGCGATCGCCGCCGACCCCTCGCCCTCGCTGGTCCACTCCCAGCCGTCACCTGCCGCGGGCACGTACTCGATGTTGGGCGCGTACTGGCCCGAGATGATCGAGTCCTGCACGGTGCCCAGGACCTCCTGGAGGCGGCGGATCGACGCGGGGCCGATGATCGCGTCGACGACGAGCGGCGCCGTCTGCACCTGGGTGCTCCCACCCTGCAGGGCCGCGAGCGTCTGCGGGCCGGGGATACCGTCCACCACGAGCCCACGGTCGCGCTGGAATGCCTCGACGGCCGCGAACGTATCGGCGCCGAGGATGCCGTCGGGGCCGACCGAATACCCGGCGTTGACCAGGAGCGTCTGCACGCGGCGCGTGTACTCCTCGTCGTAGCCGTTGGGGTTGTAGGCCGAGCCTGTGCCCGCCCAATCCTCGGCAGCGGTCTGCCCACCCGTGTACCGCAGGTAGCAGTCCCAGGGGTAGTCGTAGTAGCCGCGGACGTTCGTCTCGTAGCCCGTCTGGTCCCCGGCCTGGCCGCCCGCGATTCGGCCGCGCTCGTCGATCGACGCCTGGGCGAGGAGCCCACCGCCGAGATATACGGCGACGTGGTGCGCGTCGGCCAGGAGGATGTCCCCCGGCTCAGGCGCCCCGTTGGGCGTGACGGCCACCCACCCGCGTGCGGTGAGCTCGCGGCGAATGTTGCCCGTGTACGTCGCGGCCCCCGTGTCGAAGCCACAGGATCGCGCGACGGCGATCACGAGCGCGGAGCAATCCGTCTCGCCCCCGACCCGCACGTCCCACCGGTTGGACTGGTCGTAGCCCAAATTACCGGACTCGCACCACCATCTCATCGAGGAGATGAGCTGATTCAGATTACCCATTCCGTTTCCCCTTTCTGGGTATGAGGAAGCCCCACACCGGAAGACCCGGGCGGGGCTGGTTGTAGAGACGCTGCAAAGACGCTAGGCGGACGGGATCCCCTCCTCATGGGCGGCCTCCACGTCGGACTCCGGAGTCTCATGCGGGACGAGCGCATAGAGAATGTGCGCGTCCGTCACCGCCGCTAGGTCCTTGCCAGGTTCAGGCGGCAACGCAGCCAGAGCCTTGTCGTAGATTCCTGCGTGTACTCGAGGACAGTCGCGATCGATGACGCTCCGGTCTCGTCCACAGGCTTGACGACCGTCTGATCCCACACGGAATCCACCTCGCTAGAGGTCATTCCAAGCGTCGCCCCCAGCGCTCGCGCGCGGGCTTTCAGGTCCTCATTGTTCTGCGCGGCGAGGATCGCCGTAGATGACGCAACCACGTGTTCTTTCCTTTCAGGTTTTGATGATGAAATTCACCGAGTAATACGGGGGCATCGATTTAAACGCCTTATCTCCGCCGACCTTCCTGGTGTCGAGGAAATTCGCATTGGCAGCCCAGTTCGACACGATCTCCCACCCGGATCCGGCTCCGACATTTGAGGCGTAGATGCCCGCACCATTCACCCATTTCGAGCTCGTGGAATACACGCCGTGATTGTGATTCGGCATCTGGTCCACTGTGAGAGTGTGCTCATACTCGCCCGCATACTCTCCCAACGGTATGTTGACTTGTCCCGCGGCGGCCGTTCCCCAATAAGAGGAGGTGTTCGCGCGGTTCCGTCCAGCTCCCAGCGGGAAGCGTCCCCGCATGTCAGGAACGTTGAATGATGTCCCCGTCCCCGTCGCGCCCAGCACCGCCGCGAGCGCCGGATATTGCGTTTTAGGGTGGGTTGCTCCGTCGCACAGGAGGAAACCTTGAGGCGGTGTGGCGCCCGCGTAGGGCAGGAGAGCTCCGGTGGGAAGGCCTGATCCTCCTGCTCGGCCGACGATCGTGGAGCGGCGCAGGACGGTGATGACCCACACTCGTTGGCCGGCTTCGAGGGGGCCGACGAGATTCACGGGCTCGCGCAGGACGGGGGTTTGCTCGCCGTCGAAGAGGAGTCGCAGAGGGCGGACGCTGGTGACGGTCGCCCACCTGTAGGAGGCTGCGGACTCGGCCCGGGCTTTCACCTGAGCGAGAGTGTCCATGAGGTAATCGAGGGTGCTCATAGGTCCACCACCTCGAGGAGCTTCGACTGGGCCAGCGCGGTCGGGTCGAGCTGATACTCGATCGACTGGAGGACGACGCGCGAGTCGACCCCCTGTGAGCGGAAGACCCCGGCGTCATTCGGGACGATGGGGATCGGCATATGCGCGATCTGGAGGATCGCCTGCGGAGTGGACGCCTCGATCAATCTACGGCGCGCTTTCGCGGTGATCGTCTCCTGGTCGGCCGCCTCGACCCCGGTCTCCGACACCGTGATCCACCGACCCCTCCGCTGCCTGGAGAAACGCGACTCGTGATCCTCATTCGTCGCCACGCCGACGAGCGCCGGCTTCTCCTCTTCGCCCTGGCCGACGAGGACCACCCGGTTCGGCACGGCTGCGAGATCCTGATCCCGCGTCCACTCCGCCGAATGGATCGCCGTCTCGCCCTCGATGAAATCGAATACTCGGGCTCTGGCTGCGGGGCGCACATACGGCTCCAGGTGGACGACGCCAGAGCCGTCGGTGAAGCAGGCCCAGTAGCCGGCCGCGTCGAGCAGGTCATTGACGATGGTGAGGACCGAGGTCCCCGGGTCCCAGACCATCTCCGAGGAGGCCGACGCCGCCGATGGAGTGACCGCGAGACGAGTCTCGCCAGCGTCTCGGATGAGCTGCTGCGCCGCCTCGACGAGATTCGCCCCCGCGGGGACAGTGAGGGTCTGCTCGGTACTGTCCCCGTCGAGGACAGCGAGCTTTCCGAGCAGGTCGACCTCCCATGCCCTCCCCGCATCCGAATGCGCGTCCTGCGGTGTCGATAGGAGGAATACGCCGAGCGGCCACGGCTCCACGCCGACGGGCTCATAGTCGATGCGCACCCTGTGGGAGAGCCAATCGATCTCTTCACCCGTGTCCCTGATCGAGAGCTGCCCGGAGGCGCGCAGGCGGGTCGATGCTGACAGGGACACTGACCCGCCGGTCACGCCGTCCAGGACGCGGATCTCCCGATCCTGCTCGTCGAGGAGGCGCACGACGTACTCCGCCTGCCGATGAACGCTCACCGATCCACCTCCTCAAGCGCAGCCGATACGCTCCATTTCCCGCCGACCGCCCGGTCCATCTGCACGCCGCTGAGACTGGCGTAGAAGCGCCTCCCCAGAGGATCGCGATACAGGAACGGCGCCGGCAGGTATGACAACTCCTCCAGCCGCCGGATGAGATCGAGCCTCTCATCCAAGAGAGTCGCTGATACGGACACCGCCCGCTGGCGCTGCTTGCCCGACATCTCCACCCCGAGGCGACGCCCCGCGAAATGATGGACCTTCCTGTTCACGAGCCCCACACCGGTCGAATGCTGAGGATCCCACCCCAGCGGGACCACCACAGAGAACCCGTCTCCACCCGAGATCCACACGGCATCCGAGTCCGCATGCAGCTCGACGAGAGCCGACGATGACGACGGAAGATCCGTCATCGCGGAGACCCGGTAGAGGGTCATCCCCGCAGACAGGGACTCCCGATCGATGACCGAGGACGAGACCGCCACCCCCTCGGCGACGACCTCCCAAGACACACCCCCATCGACCGACCGCTCGATGAGATTCGAGACCGCAGCCGGACTATTCGGAACCGCCGTCGACGACGACCCCCGCGCTCCACCGTCCCATGACACGGCATACGACTGGCCGCCCACCATGACGTTCGGCCCCATGTCGCCATCGAAATACTCTGCGGCGATCCTCTTCGCCTCGTCTTCGGTCTGCGCAATGATGAAGCTGATCTCGTCGTACCAGATCGACGTCCACGGAACCGTCGGAGCTCGCAAGACCAGCGACACCGACGCCGACGGATCCCACTTCGCTGAATCGCTCGGGGTCGTCCCCGAGACAACGACCCTCCCCTCCGGCAGCCGCTGCTTCTCCCGAAGTGCCCTCACAATGCTCACCCATGGAGACACCGCCGATTGAGCGACGACTGGATAGTCCACGACCGCATTTGGATCATCCGATCTCATCGACAGGCCGAGCGCGACGGCCACTCCATTTCCGATCGCCGACAGCGACTGATACGCGAATCCGTTGCCCTCCTTCACACGGAGAACGCGAATCCCACCCCTCTTCGACACCGCCGCTACGACGTTGTCATTCGTTTTGTCCACCCAGGCTGGCCGGACCACCGAAAGCGTCGACGCCGAGGCCCCCGTCTTCCCCGTCCAGGCTGGAATCATGTCCTCATCCGGCGAAAACGCCCCGTCGAAGAACGGCAAGACAGGCTGATCCTTCTCAACCAGTAGTCCTCCACACGCGAGAGTATCCGACGTGCTCCACTCGTCGAGCGATATCCCCAGGTAGATCACGGGGTTGATGTAAGCAACCCCTTCGGGAATGGTGAATGTCCCCGAGAATCGCTCCCACACCCCGCCGACTAGCTGCTTCACTTCTTCACTCGGATACAGCCATGGCGTCACCTGCTCGCCCGACGCATTCGCCGGCAGAAGCGCCAATTTTGCGTAAATCGGCTTGATCGACCGACTCGACCGCATGTAGGCGGAAACTGACCAGGATTCACCCGGAGCAACAGCAAACCCCTTCTTTCCGGCCCCGTTCGTGAACTGGAACCCGACGTCTCCCAGCGCCGACCCGATCGACGACCAGCGTTTGAGTACATACGCGCGAACGCCCTCAGGAGCGTCTACCGGGTCCGTGACGATCTCACTGCTCCAGCGAGCCCCCTCACCACCCCACAGGGGCTTGATCCCCAACTCCCCGTCTGCAAGCGAATCGTCCCCGTTGGGGGCCACGGCGTAGTTCCGCCGTACCTCAACGAGGCTTCCCTGTACCTTGCCCCGGCCGTTTCTCGCCAGATTCACGATGTCCTGCGATGGATCAAGAGGAGCCGCATTCGTGATCGAAATTGTCGCGGCTCCCTCGTTCTCCTCCCATGAGGCCTCCGCCTTCGGGACCGGCGGCGCCGGAAACGACACAGAGAACGCGGACGAGACCCAGATGGACCAGAGTCCGTGCCCGGAACGGACGCGAGCCCGGAGCATGTACGATGACGCGTCCTCCAGCGGTGTCGAGAAGACTGCACTCGTCACAGCGCCCGACACCTGGATCGTTTCCAGGACACGTCCAGACGCATCGAGGAGCTCGGCCTCAGCCGCAGACTGCCCGGCGCCTTGCGCCTGGTAGAACGACCACTCGACGGCGCAGCGGGACCGGTTGATCGTCGCTTTCGGAGCAGGCGACGAAATCGCCACCGTCGGTACGTCCGCGACCGTGAACGAGCTGACCGGAGACCACGCGGAAAACTCCTCATGCAATCCCTTCGTGCGCGCCTGCCACTCGTAGGATCCCGCGACGAGGACGACCGACAGCTGGCGAGCAGTTGTTACGCGCCTCGTCGTCCACGAGGCGGCCCCACGAGCCCGATAACGGATCTCCGCCTCCTTCTGGCTCGTCGAATCGACCGGATTGTGCTGCCACTCGAAGAGGACAGCCCCCGATGGGACAGCGGCGGACGGGCGAAGGATTTTCGGCGCGTTCGGCTTCGCGAGCAGCTGCACCGTCGGGGAAGGCGTCGACGGCAGAGAGGACACCCCTCCGTCGATGTGCTTGACCGTGTATGTGTGTGTCACCTGCGGATCGGGCGACAGATGAGTGAACGAGTGCGCAGCGCCGGACACGACCGGAGCCTCCCCGACCTTCACCCCGTTGTCGACGACCTCGAAGATCCCTCCACCGGGATAATTCGCGTCCCACGAGACGACGATGTTCCCCGACGCATCCTTCGCCGCACGCACCCCAGAGGGGGCCGCGACGCTCGATGTCACAGCCGACGTCGCATCCGCATGCGCCGAATACCCGCCCGAGTTCCAGGTCTGCACCCGATACTCGACCCTGTCGTTCGCGGGCACCGCAGTATCCGTCCACGACGTCGCAGACGCATCCGTGAGCCAGACCATCTGCTTCCACTGCGGATCGCGCAGACTACGACGCTGGACACCGATCTGCTGCACCGGAGCCGCAGCAGACGCCCCAGGAAGCGCCCACGCGACCAAGGCTTGCGTCTCGGACTGGCGCTGCGCCTTCACGCCCGTCGGAGCCGACGGCGCAGAATACGGGCGGGCGGGGATCTGAATCCATCCCTCGACCGACGGGTTACCGCCATTCCAGATCGGCCCCAGCGAAGCCCCTACTTTGATCCATCGAGCCTCCCCGTATCGGGTTGACGCCTGGAATGTCCAGTCCGAAAGGGTCTTGTGGACAGTCCCACCGAACGGAGAGGAAAAAGAGAATCCTTCAGACCCAGCGCCAGAATCTCCCCACCATGACCACTGCGATGAGAAGCTATGACCATACCCATCTGATCTCGCAGTCACGATCGCGCGGACCGTCACGTATCCCGATGATGGATCCCCCGAATAGGACAGGTCGACACCGACTGACATGTAGCCCGACGAAGCAGACCAGGACGTCATCAGCTTCCTCCTTCTTTTAGATTCCCATCAGCTCACGAACCCGCGAGCGCGAGGCTGCTCCCGTTGCCCGGTTGATGACGTTTTCAGCTTCGACGGTCATGCGGCCGATGAGGGCGCCATCGGCGTCTTTGACGACGAGGACGCTCGGCATGGGGTTTCCTCGGTCTCGGATCGCGGCCCATTGGTCGTTGGTGAAGACTGGCTCTGGCTTGCCGGTCCGGTTCTCGACCATGGTGATGCCGGGCTGGAGGAGGCCTCCGTTGTCGTAGAGGAAGCGTCCGGCGTGGGCTCCGCCGTAGACGCCGGTCTCGCGGACGCTCATCCCGAAGGTCGGGGCTTCGACCATCATCCCGTTTCCTGAGGCGATGGCGACGTGGTGTGCGCCGCCGGCGCCGGGGGCGCCGCCCCAGAAGTACAGGTCGCCGGGCAGGACGGCCCCGTGGGGGACCGGGCTGGAGGCGGCCTGGAAGGTGGAGGCTGTGTGGCGGGGGGCGTCGACGCCGAGCTCCCTGAGCGCCCAGACGACGAGGCCGGAGCAGTCCACGCCGCCGGGGACGTTGACGCCGCCCCACACGTAGGGCGTGCCGATCGCGAGCCTGGCCTGCTCGACCAGACTCGACGCGCTCATGTCCTTCGTGGACTCCTGGAACCACGAGGCGATGGAATCGATCCACGAGTAGGGCAGGTGCCTGCCCGCGTCGGCGAACATTCCCCGGCCGGGGAGCATACCCATGATCGCGTCGATCGGCTTGCGGACGAGGTTGGCGACCGCGCCGAGAGGGTCGGTGATGATCGACGACAGTGCGCGCGCCGAGGACTGGAGCCAGCCGAGCGCCCCCGTGATCCCGCCCTCCACGGCGTTCCAGATGCCGCCGGAGGCGAACGCTTGGCCCCGGTCCCCGCCCGGGAGAGCCCGTCCGCTCGATGCCGCGGCGTTCATAGCCGCGACCGCGCTGGGGCCTCCGACGGCGCGCACCCACTCCGGGCGCATGATCGCCTCGCCGCCCGACAGGGCGAGCATGCCGCCGCCGTCAGGCGAGACGAAATGGTAGATATCACGGCCGGGCGTGTAGCCGGGCAGGACACCACCGGAGGCGTAGCCGGAGATCCGTTGCGCCCAGGGCAGGCGCACGTCCGAGCCGATCTTCTCCGCGAGCGCGTTCGCCGTCGCCCGGATCCCGTTGTTGTAGACGGTGTCGATAACGAAATTGATCGGAACGGCGGTGATGGCCTTGATGGCGTCCCAGACGGCGCCGATGGCGTCGCGCATCGTCTCGAAGGCGGCCTTCACGCCGCCGGTGAAGCCGTCGATGCTGCTTCGCACGGTGCCGGTGATCCAGTCGACGACGGACGAGATTACGGCCTTGATCCCGTTCCAGACGACCGTGATCCCATCCCACAGGAGTTGGGCGCCGGCCTTGATGGCGTCCCAGACTGCGGTGATGACGGGCTGGACCCAGGTCTGGAACCAGCTGACGACGATGTCCGCGCCGGCCTTGATCCCGTTCCAGGCTGCGGTGATGAGGTCGCCCATGAATTGGGCGCCAGCCTGGATCCCCTCCCAGACGCCTTGCAGGACCGGCAGGACGTGCGCGGTGAACCAGTCCACGACGAGGCCCGCGGCGTACTTGATGAGGTCCCAGCCCAGTTGCACGAGGTCAGAGAAGACCTCGAACCCGAACTTCAGACCCTCCCACACGCCCTGCAAGGTCGGCAGGACATAGGTGGTGAACCAATCGACGACGACCATCGCGCCGGCCTTGATGCCCTCCCAGGCGGCCGTCACGACAGCCCGGAAGGTCTCCGAATGATTCCACGCATACACCAGACCGGCCGCGAGCGCCGCCAGGCCCGCGACGACCAGACCGATCGGGTTCGCATTCATCGCGGCGTTGAGGAGCCACTGGCCCGCGGCCGCGGCCTTCGTCGCCCCAGTTGCGGCCAGCTGGGCGCCCTTCGACAGGACGATCGCCGCCGTGTTCTTCCCCCATGCCAGCGTCGACAGGGCGAGGTTCTTCACCATGTCGACGCCGTACATGCCCTTGAGGATCAGCGTCTGGGTCTTGTCGGCGACGAGCGCGCCCGTGTGCACGGCCAGGCCCTTCGCGGCTCCGTACAGGCCCGAGACGAACTGGGCGAAGGCGATTCCCGCCATCGCCGCCTTCCACAAGGTGAAGGCGCCGACGACGGCGAGGATCGTCCCCTTCTTGGCGAGGAACTCGCCGAGGGCTGAGACGAAGTCGCGCAGCCCCTGATTCTGCTGGAGAGAGGAGAAGAAGTCCTGGACCGCGGGGATCAGGTGGCCGGTGAGGATGTCCCAGGCCTGCTGGCCGAGCTCGTGGACATTGAAGAGGAAGTCCACGAAGACGCTGTCCTCTTCGAGGCCGAAGATCGGCCCCGAGAAGTCCCCGTTCGCGAGGATGTCCCACACGCCCTTCAAGCCGGGGAAGAGGTCCTCCTGAATCCACGTGAACGCGCTGGAGGCGGCGTCGGACATGGAGGCCAGGGCGTCGGTGAGCATGGGCTTAGCGCCGTCGACGATCTCCTTGACCCCCGAGACCATGGTGGCCTCGAAGTTGCCCCAGGCGCCCTCCATCGTCGCCGTCGAGGTCGCCGCCTCGTTCGCTGCGTCGGTCATGCCCAGGTCGAGGATCGCCTGGTTGAACTCTTCGGCGGTGATCTCGCCCTTGGACATGGCGTCGCGGAAGTCGCCGACGAAGGCGCCGTTCTTGAGGAGGGCCTCCTGGAGCTTGCCCGAGGCGCCCGGGATCGCGTCGGCGAGCTGATTCCAGTTCTCCGTCGTCAGCTTGCCCTGGCCCGCAGTCTGGGTCAGGACCATCCCCACGGACTTGAAGGTCTCCGAGGACCCGCCCGCGACGGCGTTCAGGTTGCCCGCGGCCTGTGAGAGCTTGTCGAAGTCCTTGACGTTGTTCGCCGCGAGCTGGGCGGTTACGTTCTGGATGTCGCCGAGGTCGTAGACCGTCTGGTCCGCGTACTTCTTCGCCGAGGCCGTCAGCGCGTCGATCTGGGCACCATCGATACCGGCGAAGTTCAGGGTCGCCTTGAATTTGTCCGTCGCATCCGACGCCGCGAAGGCCTGCTTCGTGACGTCAGTGAGGAAGCCGCCGACGCCGATCGCGGTCAGGCCGCCCAGGGCGACGGCGCCGAGCTTGGCCGCGGACTTGAATGCCCCGCCCAGCCCTGCGGTGATCTTGTTCTCCGCCGCCGACGTGTCGACGCCGCCGAGCTCATGGTTGATGTCCTTCGCGATTCCCTTACCGGAGACCGAGACTTGCAGCCACGCGGTCCCGAGCTCGAAATTCCCCGCCATCGGATCACCCCCGCCTCGTTATGCTGTTCAGTTCTCAATCTCCGGATGGCGCGCGAGCCACGCCCGCGCCTTCGCCTCCGCCTTGCGCTGCTTCTCCGCGGCCCGCTCCTGCCACCCCGGCTCGGGCGGCTCCGGCCGGGGCGGCATCTGCGACTGCTTCGCCCCCATAGCGCCGAGGATCGTGCACTCGATACGCCACCCGACATCGCGGATCAGGCTCGCCTCGTTCGACAGGGCCGCAGGCCCGCCCTCGAGGAGCCCCGTCTGCGACCCCGGAGGCAGCCCCTTGACGAGGACCGCGAGCCTGCGCAGGGTCAGGCGCCCGCGGAACAGATCGAGGAGATCCACCCCGTAGACGCGCAGCAGATCCGCCTCGATCGCCTCCCAACGCCTGTGGAGCAGCGTCAGGAGGCTTGGGATTCCGGGTTCAGCTGCGTGAAAATCTCCTGCACGATCTCCCCGCACGCTGAGATCGGCGCCGCCCCCTCGTGCGCGCGACGATAGGCGGCGACCACCTCATCGAATTGACCGCCGCACATGTGCATCGCGACCGAAACCGCCGCCTTCGTCCTGACCGGCGTGTCCAGTGTCTCGTCGTCCATGCGCAGAAGATTCGCCGTGTAGGACAGGTCATTGAACCGCTCTTGGGGAATCGTCATATCGACTCCCCACAGGTCCACCGTGATCGGCTGGGACTCGCCCTTATCGGCTGCGGACTGGGCTTCGCGGCGCGCCAGCTCGGCCGCCGACGGAGTCTTCTTCTTCGTGGTCGTGGTCATTGTCGGTCCCCTTTCAGTGGGATATCAGTCGGTCCTGCAGGTGATGGAGAGGGACCGTCCCCCTGGCCGGGGACCGACATCCAGCCAGGGGGACGGAGATAAGCAGCGCCCAGGGTCAGCCCGCGGGGATGAGCGCCGGCGCGTTCGTCAGGATCTGGAATCCGTCGAGGATCTCGAAGCTGAACTTGTAGGCGGTGAGCTCCCCGATCTTCAACGGGACGCCCTCGCGAGCCCCCAGCTGGAGGCTCGGCAGGAGCACGCGCCACTGGATCGACGAGTCCGAGGTGTCGAAGGCGTCGATGACGGCCGTCATCGTCCGCGCCTTGCGGGCCGCGGGGATCTCGATCCTCGCGATGGACCCGACCTTCTTCGCCGTCGCATCGAAGTACGCGAGGAAGGTCTTGAGCTTCGACTCGAGGACGACGACCTCGATCCCCGAAGACGAGTCCGACATGTAGGTCTTGACGACCCCGTGATTCTGGTGCCCTCGGATCTTGTCGACCGAGTCCGACATGTTGACGGTCATGCCGTCCTCGCCGATCCAGCCGACGTCCTCCAGACCAGCAGGAAGCTGGGTGTCCAGTGCGACGACGGAAGTCAGATCGATCTTCCCGTCACCCAGGAAGAACGAATCGTCCTCCGATCCGAACATGAGCGCGTTCGCCGCGTTGAGATGAGCCATGAGAGAGTCCCCTTTCAGATGAGACGAATCGTGAATGTGTAGGCGGCCGAATACCTCGACCGATCGGTCCTATCCGGATCCGGGACCTCCGCCGGCTCCCCCGCCTCGACGACGCTCACCGGAACCTCCGACGAGGGGAGCAAGAGCAGCTGCTCGTGCACCCGGGCCGCGAGCGCGGCCGCTGTGCCCGTGGATGCGGCGTAGGTGTCGATGATGAGGGAGACGCGGGACAGGACCCTGGAGGTGCGTCCGGGGCCTCCGGCGGCGATGACGCGGATGAACTCCTCCGGAGGAGGGTTCTTGTCGGGGCGCTTGGACACCACGGGGGTGTCCGGGAACGCCGACTTGAGGCGGTCGATGATGATCTTCTTGACGTCGGGCGTCTTGAGCATTGGTCACACTCCGTTGATTGCAGCGATTTCGAGGGCATGGTCGGCGGCGGCCTTGCGGGCGGCCGCCGTCGTGGGCTTGACGTAGGCACGGGCTCGGCTCCTCGTGCGATGTTCGACTGCGAACCCGTCGCCGGCGCGGCTGGCGATGGTGGAGGCGGCGCGTCCGACGAGGGCCTGCGCCTCTGCCGAGCGGAGCATGTCCGCCACCGCCTGCTTGTTGAGCTTGAACGCCACGCGACTCATTGGCTTGCCTCCGTGACTGCTCGGAGGGTGGCGACCAGGCCCATCGGCCACCGGGCTGGATCACCCTCGACCTGATAGCGGACGCCGGCGATGAGGAGGACATCGGAGGCTATGACGTCGGGCCATTGGCCGGGCCAGTAGACGGTCGGCGAGGTGATGACCGGCGCCGCCCCCGGCGTCACAGGCTCCGAGGAGGCCCCCGGGGCGAACATGCCCGCGGGGAGCGTCTCCTGGGCCTCGGCGCCGGGGATGGGCTCGCCGTACTGGTCCACGCCAGCATCCGCGGTACGGATGCGGGTCACGGGCACACGCCAGTCGTCCATCATCGGCGGCCCCTTCCTGCGAGGAGATCGACCTCGAAGGCCCGCTGGGCGGGCAATCCGAGACGACGCCGGTGGACCTTCGTCAGGCTCATCGACCCGACGGGCGCCGCGAACGATGCCGACTGGCTGAATGGACCGGTCGTCACCGACGCTTGGGATGCCCCCAACGGGGGAGCGAAGCCCAGAGCCGACGCCGCCGAAGAGGCCGCGTAGTGGACCATGTCGCACACGATGTCCGCCGCGGTGTCGGCGCGGATATGCCCAGAGGCGATCATCTCCTCGATGTCATAGCCGTCGGCGGCGAGCTCGTCGCGGACGATCCGCGATGCCCTCGCCAGCTGCCCCTCCAGGAGAGCGGCGAGGGCATCGTCGGGATCGCCGTAGCGCTCGGAGTAGTCGGCGGCCGTGGCCAGCGAGAACGATTCCATGTCTGCCATGGCGACCTCCTATCGTCGAGTGACGGTGACTACCTGGTGGCTTGTCACCAGGTCTCCTCCGACTGGGGCTTGGGCGTGGCATTCCTGCGAGTGCGCTTCGGCTTGGGCGCCTCCTCGGGCGCCTCCTCGGAGGGGGCCCGCGGGGCCTCCACCGCAGCCCCTTCGGGCATCTCAGGTGCCTCGGGCTCCTCGGGCGCCTGGGTGTCGTCACGCACCCAGTCGTTGCCGAGGAGGCAAGCGGTCGTCTCATCGACGAGAGCGACGCATCCCGTTCCCTGCTGCACGAGTCGGATCATGTGCTGCATCACGCCTCCTTGACGAGGGCGAAACGCTCGGTGAAGACGTACCAGCCGTAGACGATCTCGAGGCGCAACGCGATTTGGTTCTGGCGCTTGAGGTCTCCCTGCCCGTCCGGGTCGCCGAACTGGATGAGCTCGAGCGGGAGCTCGCGCTGGACGCCCCAGCGGATGCCGTTCTGGAAGTCACCGACGATCGCTCGCACATTCGTGTCCGCGGCCTCCGGGACGCCCGAGACCGTGTTTCCCTGGGAGACGGGCAGCCCCATGAAGTCGGTGACGTTCGTACCGAATCCGAGCTGCGGGTACCGCTGCTGCGAGGTCGCCCCTGAGCCGTCCTTGACCTTGAGGGAGGACAGCGCCCACGAGAACTTCGGGTCGAAGGCCGCGCCGTTGACGGATTCACCGGCCGCGACGAGCAGACCAACCGCAGCGCGGAAGTCATCGTCAGCGTCCGCCGAGGAATGAACGACCGTCTTCGTGGTCGCACCCAGGTAGTTCTCCCACGAGGTCTGCTCGCCCGTCAGGGGGTTGATCCGGTGGTACAGGCCCAGATCGAGCGCCCTCGAAAGGGCGATCTGTCCCGAATCGGCGAGAGCTTTGAGGACACCGAGCTGGTAGTCCTCGTCGGCCCACATGACCTCCTGGTTGAAGCGCATCGTCACCTGCGCCTTGTGCGGCTTGGCCGTCACAGAGGTGAACGCTCCGGTCGTGTGCCCCTTCTGCGCCCCCTCCTCGACGAACTCAGCCTTCGGGAAGTCGTTGAACACGATGTAGTCGGTGTCCCCGAACCGCATCGGCTCACGGCCCGACAGGGCGGCGACTGTGGACGTGGTGCGCGCCTTGACGATCATGCCGTCCGCGATCTCGCGCGGCATGAGGACCTTCGCATTGGTGGTAGAGAAGATCGCCATAGCGAATCACTCCTTCAAGAATTGTTGAAACGAAACGATGAGTCAGGAGCCGAAGAGCTGGCGCACCGCGAGGCGGCCGCTATCGGCGGTGGCCGTGTCCGGCTGGCGCCCCGCAGTGGGAACGACCATCGGGCGAGACAGGAGAGGAGCGAGCACCTCAGCATGAGACTTCAGATCCTCGAGGCTCTCACCCCGCAGCGCGTCTTCCGGAACGCCGGTGTCAGCCGACACCTGCCGCTTCCACGCCGATACCTGCGCCGAATGCTCAAGATCCGCGAGCTTCGCCTTCGCCTCGGCAACATCGGCCGCGAGCGCCTCGGACTGCTTGCGCATCGAGGTGAGCTCACGTTCGGCTGCGCGCCGGGCTCTGCGCTCGGCGTCGAGGGCTTTCATGCCCGCCTCTCCGAGCTCGGTGGCGGCGTCCTCGGGAGGCGGGGTCTGCGCGGGCGTCGCGCCCGGCTTCTCCTGCGCCTGAAGAGTCGCTTCCGCGGGCTCGCTGTGCGAGTCGGTCTGTACGTTCATGCGGGTCTCCTCTATTCATGGGGTGGCCCCATCGCGGGGCCTGCGGGTACAACAGGCCCGCCGTGGCATCGCACCAGGCGGGCATGAAAAGACCCCCGACCAGACCGTGGCCTGGTGGGGGTGAAGCGGATGATGCGGTGAGGCTACTTGGGCCGCTCCGCGGGGAGGTTCGGGAAGTATTTGGCGCGTTCCTCGGCTGTGAAGACCTCGTACACGTCGATGTGGTCGAAGAGCCAGTAGAGGTCCTCGCCGGGGCGGTAGTGCGTCTCGGCCATGTGCCGGTAGCCGTCGTTCGGGTCGTCGAGGATCCTGATTTCTTCGGCGACGAATCTGCTGCTCACAGTGCCTCGACCTCCATCTCGATGATTCCGTCGGGGCGCTCGGTGCGTGACCTGACTCGGAACCTGGTTCCGGGAGTCAGGATGAGCTCTCGCTCCGAGTCCAGTCCCGGTACGAATACGGTACCGGTCCTCGCCCGGATGCGCATGATCACCTGGTGGCGGCCCTCGGAGTTGGCGACGAAGTCCTCGGCGACCTTGGCGGACAGGGAGGTGCTGACGAAGCCCTCGTCGTTGAAGATGCTGTCGACTTCGGGCACGTCCTGGAGGCTGAGGCCCCGGAAGAGGATCCGGTTGCGGTCCAGGCGCGATGGGTTCGTGGTGAATAGCGATCGGAGGTTCCTGACGTTCTCACGGTCGTACTCGCTGCCGACGTTGTCCCGGAGGAGACGGTTCATCGTTCCGTATGCCGATCCCGTGTAAGCGTCTCTCGCTGCAAGAGCACGACGCGGCGCAGTGCGGTCTAAATCGTCGAGAGCGTCGAAGAACTCTCGAGCGTTCTCGTCCTCGATGTACTCGCGGTTCCGAGAATCCCTCTGCGCCGCGCTCATCCTGCGCAGCTCATCTGTGATCTCGCGGTCGGTTGGCGTGTGCCCGTCGCCGTTGCGGGCAACCACGTTCGCGCGAGCCTTCGAGTATTGCTTGTAGAGCGCCTCGGGGTCGTAGCCGTCGATCTTGGCCGCGTCCTTCCCGAAGTTCGGAACGATTTGGCAGTCACACGCCCGGTGGCTACTCGCCGCGGCCGTCGCCTTCTCCTTGTATGCGAATCCGCGGGAGGCGAGCATTGTGCACCACGCGCAGGTCGTCCCACCGCGCGGGACCCTCGCCCACCCCGGGTGAGCCGGATCCTCATCGACGGCCTTCGCGACCGTCTCCCGACCCCGGTTCTTGAGCCACATACCGACATTGCCCGCGAGCGCCGCGGTGACCTGGTCACGATCGCTGTCCCACAGGCCGCCGGCGAGGCGGCGGGTGGTGGTGCGCACAGCGTCGGCGTCGATTCCCGTTGCGTGATGCGCCTTGTAGGGCGGCAGCTCAGGGTGTTCGGCCCTTAGCTGGTCGTACCAGGCGGCTGCTGCGGTGGCGGCGACGTCGCCCCACTTGGAGACGAGGGCGGGCATGGCCTGGAGGAGCGCGTCTCGGGTCTGCTCGGGCGTGGCTCCGGAGAGGCGGGCCATGATCTTCTTGAGGTCGGCGATGGCGAGCTCGACGGCCTTGTCCTGGGCGGTGTTGAGGCGGTCGAGGTCGCGGCGATCAGGCATCAGGCCTCCTCCAGGTCGTTGGCCTCCTCAACGGGCAGGCGCAGGGAGACGGGGACGGCGCCCGTCATCTTGATGCCGGTCAAGCCGAGGCGTCGGGCGGCGTCTGCGGGGTCGACCCCTGCACGGACGGCGATCCCGATGGCCTCGAAGCTGTTTCTCAGGTCAGCTGCCGACTCTCCCCGTCCGATGTCACGACGCGGGGGGTGGGGGAGTCGGGCGCGTCGGTTCCAGAGGTGAGGCGTTCGAGGACGGAGGCCGCCCCCGCAGACGCCTGCTCGGATCGGATCTCGTCGATCTCCTCGGTGGACAGGCCCGCCTTGCGCAAAGCCACAGTCGTGTCGGCCACCTGCGGGAGAGCCTGGACGAGCTTGACGATGTAATCCGACTGCGCCGACGGAGACGCCTGCGTGGTCGGCGTGTACTTGACCGCCAGACGCCAGGAGTCCGCCGGCGGCTCGCTCAACCCGTCGCGGAGCATAACCGCGTCCTCAGCGATCCGCCTCAGAGCCGGGATGAAGACCTGCCACTGGTAGTCCGCCTCGGCCGCCAAGTGGGCCTCCGCGGCGAGCATCGCTTCCGCCGAGGTCGGATTCTCTGCGAAGAGGCCGACCGAAGACTGCGGGAGGTTCGTCTCCGCGCAGAAGTTCTGAGCGAGCTGGCGGTACATCTCCAGGTGAGGCCCCATGCTCAGCTGCGGGAACTGCCCTACAGAGGGAAGATCACCGTTCTCGTTCACGTCGAGAGCCAGGAGGCGCCCCATGATCGCGGTCCACCTCGAGTCCTCGGCGAATGCACTCTCATCCGCGCCGAGCACATAGCGTTGAGGGCTCGAGAAGAACTCCGCCGAGGTTTCCGCGCGCACCATCGTGCGCACGGCCGCATCGGTCAGATAGCGGACCTCGCGGCTGATCCGGGAATGCCCGAAGGGACGATTCAGCTGAGGGTCGTACACGAGGGGTTCCACAAGGACCCGGCCGGTCCGATTCTCCACCCGAGTCGTCTTCCACGCCCCACCATCACGGAGTCCTTCAACGATCGCGTCGCGCGTGTACAGGGTCACAGCGCTCGGCTGGCCAAGATCGTCGAGATCCGTGACCGCGAGCGCGGCGGCGAGCGAGCGAGTGCGCCGGTCCCACAGCGCAGTCGTCCAGTTCGCGTCCCGCGCCTGGATCACCACCGGTGGTTCTCCTGGCGCGCCTTGCGTGACGGTGAGGAAGGCGCACGCGTGCTTGTACGCGGAGTTGATCGCCTGGGTGAGTTCGAGCGTGAACCTGTTGCGAGCGAGGATCTCGCCGAGCTCGTAGGCATCGGTTGCCCCATCGAGGGCGAACCCCTCGAACAGGTGCTTGCGTGCCAGGCCTTTGACGGCCTTCGCTGGCCACTTCAGAGCCGCTCGCGTCTTGGCCATCTGCGGAGGGATCGAGATCCCCAGATCCTGGAACGCCCGGTGTCCGTCGTAGTACACGTCAAGGAGCTGATTCTTCGCATGCTTAGCCGCCCACGTCGCGTGCAAGCGGCGCATCATGTCCTGCTCCGCGTCCGTCAGATCGGGAAGGACAATCGGCATCGTCGTCACAGGCGTTGTCGTGGTCATAGGATCACCGCTTTCCTCTTCGATCTCGCACCCCTCGCGCGCCTCTTCGTTGTCCTGACGGCCCAATGGGCCAGCGTCACTGCGTCCAGGCCGGAGCAGGTCGCCCCTTCCGGGGCCTGCCAGCCGAACCCGCCGCCTGATCCGATCCGCCGCCGAGACACGTACTCGGCTTCGGTTTCGAGTTCGCGGTCGTCGAGGTGGGTGAGGGTCTTGTCTCGGATCGCAGCATCGAACATGGCATGCGCTGTGATCACCTCTGCGACGTTGGGAGTGAGGATCATCTTCGGCGGCACTCCTGCGACGCGCAGACGCTCGGCGAGGTCTCCGGCGCCCGCCTTGCCCTCGATGACGATCACGGCGAAATGCTCCAGGTTCGCCAGCAGGTAGTCGACGATCCAGCCGACACCCTCACCCATGCGCCGCACCCCCTGGGCAGTGCACAGCTCGACATGCGTGGCGCCCGCCTTGCCCTGGCGTCCTGCTCTCGCCAATGCGACCGTCGACCCGTCGATTGAGAACCGCGCGCACGCCGCCCACTTCGACCCAGAAACCGGCATACCGATGAGTTCGTTCCACACGCGAGCGCCGATCGCCTGATTCGTGACCTCCGGATCCCAAATCCCCAGGCCCTCGCGACGGAAGGACTCCGGGCCGAGCTGGCGCTTCATGCGCAAGATCGCCGACTCCGGCGTCCGATGAGGGAAGGACGGATTCGCCTTGCGCCACTGCTTGCGGTCGTCCGGATTCGCGTCATCGTCCGCCCCGACCTCCACATAGAGGCCGTCGCTCATATCGCCCGCGAGCGCGCTCTTTCGGAAGATGGTGAACGCTTCGGACGGATCGGAGGGCTTGGGCGGAGTGCCCATGCGGATGATCAGCGGATTCGAACTCGTGTTGGCGGCGGGGATCATGTCGTCAAGGGCCCGCTGACCGAGGATCTGCGCTTCGTCGAAGACGATGATGTCGACCCCGGCGAAGCCTCGCCCGAACCCGCCCTCGCGGGCGCCGAAGAGGATCCGCGACCCGTTGTGGAAGACGATCGCCTGCTGGCCGTTCGATGCTCGAACGGTTTCGATGTAGGAGGCGATCTTCGCCTTGTTGGCGAGCCCACGCATGTAGGCGAAGGTCTCGTCGGCTGTGCGAGTCCTGTGGGCCGTCCACAAGATGAACAAGCCCGATTCCAACGACGCCAAGGCCATGAGCGCCGACCCGATCGTGTAGGTCTTGCCGACCTGGCGGGGTAGGGAGATCTCGACACCGTCGATTCCGGCCGCGTACAGCCCCGTGTCACGCTTAGCGAACACCGCCGCCCCCAGGTCGGTCTGCCACTGGTCGAAGCCCAGGCCCCACCTGGCGGCGCGCGCCCGGATCTTCGGGAACGAGGTCGACACGATCCCCTCGGGCAGGATCAGATGCTTGGCGATCGACGAGAGCCGAGGATCAGACGCCCGTCCATTCCTCGTCGGCGACCTCGGCGTCCTGCTCACGCTCGGCCTCCTTCTCCGCCAGTTCGATCGCGCGGATCCGATCATCGAGCTCGAGCATCCTTCGGCTGATCGCCGCCAAGTCACGCGCTGGAGTTTCCTCATCATCGAAGGTCACCGCCAGGCGAGCCCGCATCGCGACGAGCAGATCCTTCGCCGACCCCTCCACAACCGCGGCGATCACCGACCTGGAAGGAACCCTCCTAGGATCATCCGAATTAATGACTTCCAATACTGCTCTCTCCACCAAGAATCACCCCCAGGCGAACCCCGTTTGACTTTTTGCAATTCAATTCAGTTTTTCGTAATTCGGGACATGTTTCGTAAATGCCGCCTCGGGAAAAAATGAAGGGGAGAGATATCGCTATGCCTCGGGGCCCTGCGAGGCGGGGCGGGGGAGGGGTAAAGGCCCCTCCGACCAGCCTTGATGTTTCGTAATTCGATGGAATTACGAAACATCACCACGTCTCGCTTGAATTCGTCGAGGAAATGTAAACACCTCGATCATTCCGTCCGCCGATTCTCTTTCTTCGCATTCCATTTCCACGCCGCTGATTACAGGAGCGACACACGACTCGAACGTTCTCGATCGTGTCCTCGCCGCCCCGCGACCACGGAATGATGTGATCGACCTCCGCGCTGTTCGCGCTCCGGCCCTTCGAGAAGTCAAGGTGCACGCCGCAGATCGGGCAATCCGTGAGCCCCGCGAGGACGGCCCGTCGCTTCGCCCGTGCGGCGAGGTCGAGCCACTTCTTCGTCCCTGTCCTGCTCGAAGCCACACCCACCCCCCGGTCATCCTGACTAGGCCTGGTCGGCGCCCCCGGATATGCGAAGCGGCCCCCGGTTCTGCACCAGTGGCCACTGATAGCAGACTACACCGTTGCACCCCTGGTTCGCCACCGATCGCCCCCTTGTCACCTCGACGCCTCCACCAGAGCGACCAGGTCGGCCGGCCGGTACAAGCGCCGCCCCGACACTATGGCAACCGGCTGCAACCGCGCGCGCTTACACCATGACCGCACCGTGGACTCCGGGATCGGACGGTGCGACAGAATCTCCGCGATCTCACGGGCACGGGGTCGAGGCACAGGACGCTCACCCGCCCGTCGACGCATCACTTCCCGGGCCTCCTCCACCTCGACCTGCACCCCACACGCGCACGACGCCTCGACGGAGCCCTCGGCGGCCATCAACTCGACCCCACAGGACGGACACCGGCCGACAAACGACAGCACCCGATCCGCCGGCGACGCGAGCCGCTCGAGACGCCCCACCGCATAGCAGAGCTCGTCAACGAGCAGCGGCGCCTCCACCCACCCACCGATCCGATCCCGATACGCAGTGAACACCCTGCGCACCGCAGCCCAGTCCCCACGCGGAACGCAGTACCTCGGCCCCATGACGAACGTCGTCAACGACTGCGCCCACGTCCAAAGCGCATCAGTCATCTCGTCGACCTCGAGCATCAACCCCAGATTCACAGGCTCCCGCGACGACGCAACGCCCCCCGCAGGCTGCATGCCGCGACGAAGACCGCGAGCCGCATACGCCAGATCATCAACCAGCTCCGGCAGATCAGACACCGCCGTCACCAACCGATTCACCGCCGCCCGCGACACGAACTCCCCCTCGCCCAGCAGCTCCCCCGTCACCGGACACACCCTCGCCTCACTCACCCGCGATCCTTCCTCCGCTTCCTCCGCCTCTTGCGACCGGACACACTCCCCCCACCACACGGGGCCCCACCGGCCAGACCAGCCCCTTCCCGGGCCCTCCCAGACCCAGGACTGTCCCGACCCCTCCCGGCCCCACCAGAGCCCGTCCCGGGCCGTCCCGGCCATTCCAGGCCCGGTCCTACTTGACCTGACTCGACCAGTCCCGTCCCTACCCGACCCGGCGATTCCGAATTCGCAGGAGTGGACATATCGGAGTCAATTCGAATTGAATCCGAATTCAATCCGGACTCGGACTCACTCACTCCTCCCGCGTGCTCACCGGACGCGGGCCCAGGATCAGCATCAGCTGACGGTTCGTCGAACGAGCGGTGATCAGCCGTTCGGAGATCAACATCAGCCGGAGATCGACCGGAGCCCGCGGAGCCTTCAACGCTGTCGCCGGCGCCGTCAAGACCCGGGAGCGCGCCCGCCGAGGGCGTGTCTGAGGTCGAGGCGCTCGCAGCATCAGCGGAGGCATCGCTGGTGGACACAGGAGGAATGAGGAGCCCGAGCCCCTCCAGATACTTCGTCGTCGCCTTCCCGTAGCGAGGGCGAGCCGGAGCGGGCACGAGCGGATGCTCTTTCGCCCACGTGCCCGACTCGTCCTTCTTCCGGGCGGAATTGCACCTCCAGCAGGCCACGACCATCGTGTCAACGGTCGCGGCCTGGCCGGGCTTGAGGTGGTCGAGAGTGCCCTTGCGAGCGGACGGCTTGCCCGTCCAATACACCGGCGTCTCGCACCACCTGCACGTATCGCCATCGCGCAGCAGCACGGGCCCCTTGATCGCCGGATCGCGATTGTCCCGGTTCTGCTGACGCTCGTGCTCTATCTCCTCCTTCGTTCGAATGTTGATGTAATCAGGGTTCTCGACGAGCTTAAGCTTCCTCCGCCCGTCGACCTCAACCCAGCTCATGAGACCGACCTCTGTGCACAGGCGAATGAGACGCTCGGACTCGCTGCCCGCATACATCGCGATCACACCCAGATCCACGATCGAGTCGGTGAGGTGCTTGGCCGAGTAGGCGGCGCACCTGAAGACGAAGCCCTGAACCTCATTCATCGTCCGATGATCGAATCCCTCGCACGCCGCCAGATCCATCAGCATCGGGAAGGTATCCGACTCGTCCCCGACCTTCATCCACGGCATCCACTCACCTCCTGCGTCGCCACCCCTGAGCCATAGGACGTTTGGCCTATAGGCCACCCTCTGAAACGAATGGACCACAAGATATGCCGCGTGTCGCGGCTTCGAGCCCCTGCATGTAGTGACTGTCCTGGGTAGTCTTTCTTTGGCACTCGACAGAAGCGAGTGCCAGATTCAGTCAATGAGAGGAGGTGAACAACATGGCGAAGAAGAATTCCGGGCACTATCGCTCGGCCATCACCGGTCGCTTCGTAACAACGAAGTATGGAAAGAGCCACCCCGACACGACGGTCAAGGAATCCGAGTAACCAGCTTGATACCTTGATCTTCGGATCTCGTTGCAGGGTGGCCTTGTGACCCATCGTAGTCGCGAGGCCACCCTGCTTCGCCTTATTCGGCCACGTTTCCATCACGGGTCCCCATCCATTCGTCGAGATCTGCAGCGCGATAGCGAATGATCTGCCCACGCCTGGCGAACTTCGGGCCGTCACCGGACCGTCGCAATCGCGCGAGCGTTCGCTTCGAAACGGCGAGGTGTTCGGCTGCTTCCTCTGTCGTCAGCCATGCACGCCCGTCACGAATGCCGACTCCGATTGCTTCCGCATTCCATTCCGTCAATTGCCTCACCTCCTCAGTGATTCCCCTCTGTGCATCTGCGAATGCCTCGCGATTCACATCTCCACCAGCTTCCACTCGTCGCCGAACACGTCCCACAACTCCAACTGGACCGGCGCCAACTCGGCACCACGATGCCCCTCCCGGAAGCACGCGCACCGCCCGTCATGACTGACCCTCGCGTCGAAGAACGGCGCCTGCCCGAACGCGGTGCCTCTGGACCTTCCGACCCACCCGAGAGGCATGTCCTTCAACTTCTCCTTCCATGCCGGTGGCGTATCCGGACGCTCGTACGGGCACATGTCATGCCGACCCTCTTCGCAATGTCCGCACTGGCCGTACTGGCACGGGCACAACGCGTTCCCGTCGGCGCCCCAGATGATGTCCTTGACTCGAATGGCGCTCATGCCCGCACCAGCTCCCCGCCCTCCACGGCCGCGACGAGCTCCTCGTTGAGGCGCAGGCCCCGATGATGCAGCCAGCGGGCGAGCGCCACCTCGGGCGCGCCGGGACGGACCCGGGGGCGCTCCCTGCGCAGCCCCTCCGCGTCGAGAGAGGCGTGCAGGTAGATGAACTCCTTGCCTTTCGCGGTCGGGTGCATGTGCTGGGGCCCGTTCTTCACACGGCCCTTCGCGTCCCTGCCGCGCGCACCCCGCTGATCGATGAGGAGGCCCTTGCGGTAGCAGAACTCGAAGAACTCGCGGGCCCCGACATCGGAGAAGTAGTGCTTGTGGAACTCCGTCAATGTCAATCCCTCGGTCGCTTCGATCGCGCGCACCGTCTGCGCGGCGGCCGCGGCGCGCTCCTCGGCGGCGATCGCGCGGGAATGGGCTTCGGTGATGATGGAGTTCGCTTCGATAAGGGCGGTCGCGAGCAGCTGCTCGCGGTTCATCGCCGAGGGCGTGGCCGGCGCCTGCGGTGCCGAGTACGAGCCCGTCCGCCGGATCGAGGGCAGCACCTCGTGCGTGACCCACCGCTTGAACGGACGAGCCCCCTCGACGCGGGATCGGAGGATCGCGGAGTAGAGGCCTGACTCTGAGATCATGATCATCTGCTGTTCTCCAGAGGGGGTCTGCCAATTTGACAGACCCCTCTCATCGGGGTCGAGGTGTCTGGTCATCGCAGAGGCCTCGGAGTATCCGAGGATCTTGGCGACGTCCGACGCGACGAACCAGGGCTCGCCCTCGTCGTCGAGGTGAACGCGGACTGGCGCCTCGCCGTAGAAGCGCGTGAGGTCACGCATGGGAGCCTCCTTTCTGACTGTGGGAGACGGTGCGGGCCGAGAGGCCTGGGCGGCGCGCAGGCGCGCATTGCGCTCCTCGCGCAGACGGCGCAGCCCCTCGGCGCGGGCGAGCTCGGCCGCGATCCGCACATCGAGATCGAGAAGGACGCGCTCCTTCTCCTCGACCGAGGCGAAGTAGCGGCATGAGGGTGCACGAAAGCACGGAGATGTCATGAGAGACGCTCCTTCGGTCTACTGAACCAATAGGTGCGACCAGAGCGCCGTTTCTAGCGGCGCGCAGGTCGGGAGCTAGAAAGCCGTCAGTAGCCGGCCCCGGGTATTCCCCCGCTGGGCGGGGTCTTGTATTCCCTCGGACTCCCGACGCGCAAAGCGCCGACAAAGAAGCCGCTCTCACGAGGCGGCATCCGCTACTGATGGATTTTCTAGATCCACCGCAGACGATACCAGCCACCGAGGCGCATGCGTGCGATTCTCCTTCGTGTCGAATGTTTAGCCCCCCTTGACTCCTGATGTTTAGCGTCGCTATACTTTGATGCATGAAGCGAGTGGACCTCATGAAACGCCTGGCAACCATCGCCAAACAGCGCGGCGAGGAACTCATCGTCGTCGAAGGCGGGAGCCACACGAAGGTCCGGATCGGCCAGGCGATCACGATGGTTCCCCGGCACCGCGAGATCTCAGAGGGAACCGCTCGAGGAATCATCAAGAAGATGGAGGAGGAATGACGATGGAAATCATCGCCCGCGTCTACAGGGACGGCGACTGGTGGGCCGTCGAGGTCCCCATCAACGGAAGCATCGAATACACCCAGGGCAAGACCCTCGCCGAAGCGCACGCCATGGCCACGGACCTCGTCGCCTTGTGGGCCGACGAACTCGACGACGATGCCCTGCGCGCCGCTGAAGTCGTCCTCGCCGTCGACGGCGCCGTCAAGCAGACCGCCGACGCGGTCAAGATCGCCGCAGCCGAACTCGAGACCGCCCGCGAACACGCCCGTGCCGAACAGATCCGCGCCGTCGCCGCGCTCCGCGAGGAAGGCCTGACGATGCAGGACATCGCCACCGTCCTCGGCGTGACGAAAGGCAGGATCTCCCAGCTCGCCCACGCCTGAACGCACCGAGGAATCCCGATGAGTGAATACAACCCCATCCACGAACTTGCCGACTTCATCGAAGCCCTCACGTCCACTGGAGGGAATGTCAACGCCGCCCTGACCGAAGTCGCCCTCGACAGTGAAGACCTGTGGGACGCTCACGCGAGAGGCGTGGCGGCGTACTTGCAGACGCGCGAACTGCTCATTGCATCCGGTCGCCTGGACGCGAACGCGAACGTCCTCGCGGAGATCCGAAACGCTCTCATCGCCCCGAACGCCGCCTGGGACAGTCACAGCGTGCCGACAGTCAACCCTTTCGCGTTGACCGCGCTGCGCAACGTCGCCGACGCAGGAGATATACATGAGCTACTTCCTCCTGTCCTCGGCGCTGAGGAACTCGACGCCCTGAAGGAAGCCCTTGAGGAAATACGCGAGGTCATCAGCGCTGCCACGGAGCTCCCAGGCAATATCTGCGGCTACCTTCGCTACCTCATCAACCGATGCCTCGATATCCTCGCGGGTGAGGCCATCGACTTCGTTGCCCTTCGCTCGATCACGCTCGAACTGCACGGTCTGGGGATCCCAACAACCCCGCACCTTGCGCAGGAACGCCGCGAAAAATTCACGAACGCGCTCCGGCGCGTGGTCGGCGCCTGGTTCACCGACTTCACCACCTCCGCAGCGGCTGAACTGGCCGCGAATACGGCGACAAAACTCATCGGAGGATAGCCCCGACCACAGGTTGTCCTTTCCGTCCATCACGCCCTCCTTTCCTCGAGCTCGTCAGTTTCAGTCGGCGATGACGCCGGTCGCCGGATCGACTTCGCCGTCCTCGGTCAGGACGGTCCGCCCGCCGACGACGCGGAACCCGATCGTCGTCTGGTGCCCGGCGTCTTCGAGGTTGCCTTCCTCGCCGATTCGGAACTCGTGCGGATCGCGCTTGAACTCGGGAAGACGGACGGCGATCTTGTCGATGATCTCGACCGTGTTGTCCGACGCGAGAATGACCTTCAAGGTCAACGAGAGCTGGCCCGCCCTGCCGGTCTGCTGAACGCGCTGGACGACCTGGCGGAGCTCATCAGAGAGCTCATCCACGGTGTGCCCGTCGCCGAGCAGACCGAGGACCTCAACGAAGCTCGTGTCCCCGCTCATCGCAGTTCCTGACCGTCAGCAATGTCAAGGATTGACTCGACAGCCGTCATGAGACGCTGATTGTCCCGAGTTCGCAGAAGCGAGACCGATCTCGCGGCACGGACGAGATCCTCAACGGCGAAGCGAGGAAGCGCCACCATCTCGTCACATGTCGTCAGCCGCCACCCGACGGACTGCGAAATCGTCCATCTACCACCATCGACGTAGCTCATGGGGATGAAGTAGGGCCCGAAGTAACGTGCCGGCCCGTTGTAACGGCCGCCACCGTCGCCTTGATGGGACTCGATGTAGTAGAGACCCGGAGCGGCAGGCCAATCGGCCTCGAGGGATTCATCCCCGACTCCCGACTCCACGCCGAGGTCATCCACATTTGCGCCGGCGTCTTCGATGTCCGGATCCTCAAGGTATTCGACGACGGCATTGTCATCGTCGTAATCGTCCTCGGAGGTCGGGATCAGCGACACCTCGGCGGCGATAGCCTTCACCCTATCGTCGAGGAGATGATGCAGGTTCAGGGCCGCATCCAGGCGCTCCTCAAGCTCGAGAATCCGATCCTCGACGTCGAACATCCGAGCCTCCACGGTCGACCGGCGATCCGACCTCCCGTACTCGAACGAATGGCATCGGCATTCATTGCGCGTCATTCTTGTGCGCCTCCAATCGGTGTCAGCGTGAGGGCGACACGATGCGCCCCCACTGGAAGAGTCGAGATCGGCTCACCGAAGACGTGATTCGGACCGAGGACATGCCGGTAGTCGTCATCCTCGAACACCCCGGCATCACGCAGACCGTCCACAATCGGCTTCGTCGTGTCCGCCGCATTGTTCGGATCAAAGGTCCGCTGGACGCGCCCATGAATCACCGCATCCACACGCACCAAGCCCTCCATGCGGCGCAGCCTGGCCGAGCGGGCGAGCATCGCAGCGCGCAAGCGCACCGCCGCAACCCTGCGGGCCCGCGCATACGGCATCAGACGATCATTCGCCGAAAGCCACTCATTCGACGGCACATCGACGATGAGCGACTGCACCAGCTGAGATTCACACGATTCACTCACGACTCCACCCCCGGCTTCAGCTGCTCGGCCTTGTCCTCGAGGAAGTCGGCGAGCTCATCGATCGCCGCCTCCCGCTCCAGCATGGACGCGACGCCCCGCGTGTCGCGGATCTGGACCGCCACCGAAGCCGCGGCCACGATCCAATCCACCAGCACATCGACCGTGTCAAACAGGTACTGCAAGTCCTCAGGCGCCGCATCGTAGAACTCGGCCCACACTCGTTCGCGATCCGCCTCAGACGCTCCGACATGACCAGACTCCATGAAGCGGATCTGCATCAGCCGGTCCACCACCTGCCGACGCACCTCGTGAAACTCCTCCCCAGCACCATTCATTCGATCCTCCTCAGTCACGACGCCTGCTCCTCACGCCCCTCGTCGGCCTCGTCATCCCACGACGCCAAGGTCGTCTGGTCGTAATGCCGACGCGCAGGCTCTGTCTGCTTGACGACGTGATAGCTCGGCTTGTCGCAATACACGGTCTGGCGATACGCCGCCTCCGGACGACGTACACCCTCGACCCACGGGACGATCAGCACGGTCTTTTCAGCCCCACAACGAGACGAGCCAGACGGATAGGGGGTCAACGACATTCACGCCACCTCCGCCCGTTTTTCGCCGGCAGGAACAATCGCCCGGAACTCCTCGCGATGAGCCCTGAGGAAACGGTCGTAGCACCTGGTGCACATGCCCCTGGCCTTCTGCGGCGCGACATGAACACCACCACGCTCCTGACCAGGCCCCACCAGCAGACGACCGCACCCGCCCGCACACTCGCGCAGAGCCGCGACATCCACGCCCTCCAAGGAGCCCGCCTCCGACAACTCGATGCGACGCCGGCGACGCTGGTCCTGAGTCAAACCGCCGGCGACCCCCCAGATATCCGACGCCCTTCGCACGGCATCATCAGCGATCACCCACCTGCGACACTCGGCAACCACCGGGCAGGATCGACATACCGCCAGCGTCTCTTGCGTGCTCTCACGGCCCTCGAGAAACCACCACCGAGGATCCATGCCGGGCCGCGCACACGCCGCCAGATCCCTCCAGAACACAGAATCCTGCTCACCGCCCATCGCGATCCCACCGATCCCACGCGAGAATCGCCAACGCCACCACACACGGGCCCACAACGACCGACAGGGACGACATCACAACCACCATCAGATCCACGCGTCACCACCCCTGCCACGGATCACGCAGCTCCACGACAGCCATCCGCGCCGCCTGCGCAGCAAGCGCAAGGCCGACCAGCCCCACCCACGCAGGCCACCCCTGGGGGTTGTCCGGCCCCTCCATCGAGAACCCCAAAAACAGGGCCACCGACATCAAGATGAACATCGTCTTCACCCTCGCGTTCATCGCCAGTCCCCCCACGCGCTCCGACGCAGCCCCCGCAGCCACACCCACAGGCGCCGCGCACGCGACCCCGGACGCCCCGGAGCCGACGGCCGCAACAACCCACCAGGGCGCGCCCTCCTCAACGTCCACTTGCTAAGCTCATTCATGAGTCCTGAATTTCCTTTCCCGACTCCCGCCTCTCGGCACGTGCAAGGCGCCGAGAGGCATTTCCTTTCCCATCCGACGACCCAGGGGTGCCATTCCTGTACACGGGCCGACGACATTGACATTCACGCGCCCCTGGCGCCCTTCACCCCGAGCTGGCGACGACGACGCGACCGCGGCATGAGCGGCGCGATCGCCCCAGAGAAATCCGCGTACTCCTCCAGACGCAGACTCGCCGCCTGAAGACGCGCAGCCCTTTCTTCTTCGGCCGCCGCCAAACGCTTACGCCGCTCAAGAACCGCAGACTCGGGGATCCGCCACCGGCCGCGCTTCCCCGGCGACCGATACGCTCCTGGGAACTCCCCAGCAGCACACAACTGCGACACCGACTGCGCGCTCACCCGCTCAAGCTCAGCGACCTCACGAGTCGTCAACACCCGCTCAACCAGCCCAGCGAGCTCCCTCGCACCGCTCATCGGGTATCCCCCTCGGTAGGGTCGGGATTGGAGAACACCGGCGCGCTGGAAGCACCGCCGACACCCACCGAGGAGGAAGACATGGAAGTGAATGCGGCAATCGCAGAGCTCGAACCCGGATCGCTCGCAGAATGGGCCGGAGTGCTCGTCACCGTCGCCATCGCGTTGATCTCAGGCCTTTTCGCGCTCCGGCGATCCCACCGATCCAGAAGCACCAAGAGCGACACGACCACCGCGAAGCACACGACAGACGCAACAACCGGAAGCCACTCCCAGACGAGCTTCAGCGACGAGCCCAGCGGAATGAAGAGCGACGCCGCATACACCCACGTGAAGACAGAACGCCCGCGCGTCGAAATCACCTGGTCTTCGAAGAACGCCCTCACGATCCGGAACCGGCAGCTCACGCCCCTCTCCGTCGACCACGTCCGCAACCGCGACGAGTTCGTCCGCCTCGACCTCGACGACCGCTTCACGCTCGACCCCGGACGGTCCATCCGATGCCTGGCACTAGGGGCCTGGGGACAGCCCATCCCAGATGAACTCGTCCTGGACATCGTCGGAGAGGACTCGCCGCTCGTCGTTCCGATCCCTCCGGATCCATTTGCCTGACTGACACCGCTCATCGGGCATCCCCCTCGGTAGGGTCGGAGGTGCCAACCATTCGCGGCCCACGGCCGCGACCATCACCTACCGAGGAGGACGACTCATGCAGACGTTCGACGACCGCCTGAAGGAAGCGATCAGCAACATGGCAAGCGGTACGAGCCGAGCCGCGGAGCTGAAGCGAACCGCCAGCAACCCCGAAGTGCGCGAGCTCGCCAAGGCTGTCCACTTCATCGGCTACGGTGCCCAACAGGTCGCCCTCGCCCTCCTCGAGGACCGAAAGAACCGACCGAGCGGCATCTAGGATCGCGACGCACATCTGGCGCTTCGCGGCCGCCTCGACGAGCGCGGTGATCTCCGCCCCGGTGAAATGGGGCAGCAGTGCACTGATGACCGGATCGACGACGCTGCTGGGGAGGTGGCTCTCGATTCGCATCAGCTCTGCGACGAGTCCGTCACGGATGTCTCCGAGGGCGCGCATATCGAGACTCATGCTGTCTCAACCGCCCTGAGCGCGTAGCGCTCACGCCACACGCGGTCCATGAGGGGCCGGTCGGCCTCTGTGTAGGCGTAGACGCTGCGCACCTGGCCGTTCGACAGGTCGAGATCTTTCTTGAAGAACGGCATCACGCCACCGCCTTCGCTCGAGCTAGAAGGTCCGCGAGCGCGGCGCGCAGTCCTTCGACTTCGTCCGCGAGCGCGGTCGCGTTGTCCTGAAGCTTCTCGACGCGGCGCTCGAGGTTCTTCGCTTCGATCTGCGCTTCGGTCCACTCGGAATCGAAGTAGCCGTCGCGGAGGAGTGCGATCTGGGGGACGACGAGCGCTTTGGCGATCTTTGTCAGCAGCACTTCGGTCAGGGCCCTGTGGCCGTTCTCGATGTTCCGCAGGTGCGGTGTCGAAATATGAATCTCTCGCGCAAGTTCGTCCGGATTGAGTCCGCGTATCTCACGCATCGTTCTGATCGTCGCCCCGACTCTGCGCCACTCTTCGTTCGGCGAATCTGCATGTTGCGCTTCCATGTGCAGAACCATATGACACGTTCAGAATCGCGTCAAGCATTGATGCTGAATCATGCGCATGAACTACGTATTCATGCAGGTCAAATCCCAAGTTCATAGCCGTAACTACGTCGTTGTGTTTCGGGAGAGGTGCAGATTGTTTCAAGCTGTCGCTTGCTTGATGATTCATTGTGATTCGGTCACGCTTGTGTCATGAGTTACGTGGAACCGGCCCAGCGTCTCGGCGACTCGGTCTTGGCGCGGCGTCTCGAGCTCGGGTTCTCGAGTCGCGGGGCGCTCGCGAGTGCTGCCGACTTGTCTGTTCGCACTCTTGATCAAGTCGAGAATGGCGGTCGTCCGTCGTACGCGGCGAAGACACTGATTGCGCTGGACAAGGCCCTCGAGTGGGCTCCCGGTTCGGCGCAGGCGATCCTCGACGGCGGAGAACCGACCCCTCTCGCCCCGGCCGCGCCGACGCCCGGCCCCGCCCTCGCCGATGAGGCGGCCGCTGGTTCTCTTGCCGAGCTGCTCATCGGGGAATCGGCCGACGAGCTCGCCGAGGATGAGCTCGCCGAGGTCGAGTCCGTCGCCCGGGCCGCAGCCCTCAAGAGGAAGCGCGAGATCCTCGCCTCCCGCCCTGCATCCCGTCCCTTCGAGCCCGCTGGCGAGGCCGAGGAGGAGATCCCCGACTTCGCCCAGCTCGCCGCCCGCACCGTCTCCCGCCGCCCCGGCTGGGACGCCTCCCAGGCCGGCACCGACGCCGGCGAAGAACCCCAGGACTGATCACCTCATCGAAAGCCCGCTCGAATGCTCCGCAAGATCCTCAGAGTCCTCCTGACAATCGCCCTCCTCGGAGATCTCCTCATGGTCTTCGGCGGGCTCATGATGGTGGCCGCGCCCCCCGCTGGCCAAACCCGCGGCGAGCAGGTTCCTGCGTTGCTCTTCCTCGTGTTCGTCGGGCTCGCGCTCTTCTTCGGTATCGGTGCCACGTTCACGAAGGAGGAACGCGAGAAGAACCGCCAGATGGCAGAGGAGCGGAAGAGGATGAAGCAAGGACTCTTCGGCCCGGCGACACCAACGCCAGAGCCGCAGTCACCTGTAGCGCCCGCTCCTCGTCCCTATGCTCCTGACGCCGCTGGAACTGCCGTCCCCTCCGGGCCGCTCGTCATTCCCGCACCTGATCCGGTACCAGTACCCACGCCCACGCCGGTGCCGTCGCCACAGTGGACGTTCGCTCCCGCCGCTCCGGCTGGACGTCGTGGGCACATGGAGGGGCGCAACTGGGTTCCCCCGCTTCCCGGCCCCAACGCCCTGGACCCGTGGGGCCGGTGCGAGGACGCGATCGATGTCGTCGGGGAGAACTACCGCAAGGGAGTCTTCGCCAAGATCATGGGTCGAGAACCCGGCTTCCGCTCCGAATCAGGCGCAGTCATCAACGATCCCGCGATCCTCGTCTTCGACGGAAGCAACCCCTACTCCAAGTCGCACCTCGCAATCGCCGTCTACGTGCGCGGCGCACACGTCGGCTACATCCCCGAAGACCTTGCCCGAGTGTGGGGCGTCGTCCTGCGCGACCTCGCCGCCGAAGGCTTCGACCTGAAAGTCAAGGCCCGCACCTGGGCCAAGATGAACGGGTACGGCGAACACGCCGCCGTCACCGTCCACCTCCCAGCAGCCGACGCGCTCCGCCCCTCCAACGGACTGCCCGCCGCCCCGCACGTCATCATCCCAGCAGGGAAGAAGCGCCAAGTCAGTGGCGAAGAAAACCATATGGACGCCCTCGCCCCATTCATCATCCCCGGAGGGGTGAATCACGTCTCCGTCGTCCTCCGCTCCGTCACCGAGGTACGCCCACGATCCACGGCAGAACTCGTCCAAGTCGAACTCGGCGGCAAACGAGTCGGCCGGCTCACCGACCTGCAATCAAAGAACCTCCTGCCGCTCGTCAAGTACATCGAAGCCCGCGGCAAACTCCCCGTCGCCCGAGCCGACGTCATCGGGACCGCCCTCAAGGCTGACGTCATCGTCATGACCGCCGATGCCTCCGAGGTCTCTCACGAATGGCTCGAATCCCTCGGCCCTGAAATCCCCACCCCGACAGAGGTCCTCCCCGGACCAGACTGGGACTGGGACGACGACCCCGAAACCCCCGACGAGGCTGTCCTGCGGGTGCGCCGCGAGCGCGAGAGATGCGAGAACGGTGTGCATGAACATGATCGCGTCGGCGTCAGTGAAGAGCCGCAGGAGTAGCGCGCCCTCCACTGTTGCAATGTGACATCTTGCGATAAATTATGCCTCAATGCGATCGGAGGCATAATTTACCCATGAACATGAAACACTCGAAGTGCTCCTGCAGTGCAGCCGTGAGCTCGGCTCCACCCTCTGGAACGCCCAGTCTGTTGCCGCCATCCAGGCGGCAACCAAGGCTCTCGGCTACAGCGATGGGATCGACACGTACATTCGCACACACCTGATGCGCGCGGGCTTCGCGAACGAGATGCGTCACGTCAACCTCCCCGATGGATGGAGTGTCGATGTTGATACAGCGCACATGTGCAAGGTTGAGTTGCATGGGCCTGATTGCACTGTCCGCTATCTCAAAGAAAACCGCCGAATCCACCCCGGTGGTGTTCCCGGAGCTGGCAGGAATTCCCGTCGGCGCGCCTACTGGCAAGAGGCATTCGACGACAAGATCCTCGGAATTCGCGTCCCGAAGAACTACCTACTGTTGTGGAGCGAGATCCCCTCTGACGAGTCCGTCTACGGTTTCGGGCTCAGGCTCGTGCACCCGACGGGAGCGGGCCGATTCGGCATGCGCACTCCGATCGACGCCTCCGTCGACCTTATGCCTGCCGACGGCCTCGAATCGATGCTCGAGTTCACTGGCGACGACGACGAAATCGACTTCTTCGCCGACATCGACATGAGCCTTGAGAATCCCCATGCGCTCTGAGTTCGTTGACGGCCCCGTCCGCGGCGAACGCCTCCGTGACCTTGCGGAGATGGAGGGCCTTACGCTCACTTCCCTTGCCGCGCAACTCGGCATCACCCAGGGCCACCTGTCGAAGATCGTCAACGGTTCAACTCCACCTCCCGCGCGCGTTCTCGAGCTCGCCGCACTCAGGTTCGATCTTCCAACAACCTTCTTCTCCGCGCTCCCCATACCCGAAGAGAACGCACCCCTGACCTACAGGAAGAAGGCCTCGAGCGGAGCGCGCTCCGACAAGAGGATTACGCGCCTCTTCAAGGAGGCGTCCCGCTTCTGGACGTCCACTGCTACCGCCTGCGCACTCCCTACCCCCGAAGTCACTCGACTCCGGTCGATCGGCGATCACGGCGACGTCGAATACGCGGCTGACCTCGTCCGCGAGACTGTGAACCTTTCCGATAAGCCGATCCCGAACATGGTCCGACTCGCCGAACGGCTCGGCGTCGGCGTCATCATCGGGCTTGACCCTAACGTCGCGAGTAGCCCCGAGGGCGGCTTCAGCCAATCCGAATCAGGTCACTCCGACTACTCCGGTGCCACCTGCCCGAGCGCGCGCACTGAACGTCCACTAATCGTGACGATCGCGCCTCAACCCGGAGCCGTCCAACGCATGACCATCGCACACGAGCTCGGCCACATCCTCTACGACCTCAACCTCGTCGCGCCACCGCGAAGCCGCGACCTCGAGGAGAAGCGCGCTTTCGAATTCGCCGGCGCGCTCCTCCTCCCCGCGCCTGCCATGCGAGAGCACATCAACGAGACATCGTCCCTCGCGGCCTACCTACGCATGAAAGCCAAGTACGGTGCATCCGTCGGCGCCATCGTCATGCGCGCTCAGCACCTCTGTCTCATTTCCGCTGAGCGCGCACGCAGCCTCCATATCCAGATCGCTTCGCGCGGATGGAGGGACGCCGAACCGGTCAATGTCCCCGACGAGAAGCCCCTCCTCATCACCCAAGCCACTCGGCGAGCGTGGCCGAACGACACGATCGACTGCGCCGCCGCCTCCACAGGCACGAAGCACTCCTACATCCGTGCGTGGATGTCCGGCAACTCCCAGCAGGAAACGAATGAGGACGCCCGGATCATTTCGTTTCGACACGCGCGAGCGCGCAGGAGGCGGCCATTCTCGCCAAGCGCCGACGCCTGACGAGGACACGAAACCGAGATGCACATACCCGCGCGTATCCTCGCGCGCATGTGGCACCCCTGGACAGCCCTCCGCGAGCGCCTGGACCTCGTCCTCATCTGGACTGAGGCGCTCCCTGCGAACGTCCTGGGCGCAACCGATGGCCGGCGTATCTGGATGACGCCGCGCCAGCTCCAAGCCGAACGCCGCTGTACCCTCACGCACGAGCTCATCCATGTCGAGCACGGACACCGCGGCTGCCAGCCCGAGGCGATCGAGAGACAGGTCCGAGATGCGGCGGCACGGCGCCTCATCCCTCTGGACCGTCTCATCGACGCCTGTCTATGGGCGCGCGGACCCGAAGAGCTCGCCGATGAACTCTGGGTGGACCAGGCCACCCTCGATGACCGCCTTAGCGGTCTCACCCAGGCCGAACGAGACGCGATCAACGCCGCCCTGGCACAACGAGACACCCACGACGTGTAAGCGCCTCAGAGGCGTGCCTATGACGCTGACTCGATGAGCTGAGGCAACGCCGTCGCCATCGCGAGTTCGGTTGCCTCGGCCGCAATCCTCCCAGCGTCGGGCACCAGGTGCCCATAGACGTTCACCGTCGTCTGGATCGACTCGTGCCCCATGCGGTACTGGACGATGTGGATCGGCACCCCAGCCCCCAGGAGCATCGACGCATGCGTGTGCCGCAGATCGTGGATCCTCGGCGCCGGATCAATCCCCGCCGCCTCGACCGTCGGCCTCCACACGCGCGCCGTGAACCACTCCGACCGCAGACGCCCCCCATCGGGCCCGACGAAGAGCATCCCAGTCCCGCGACGATCTGCGAGCTCCTGAAGCTCTGGCACCAACTGGGCCGGGAGTGTGATCGTCCTGCGGGACTTCCTCGACTTCGGCGGCCCCAGGTGGAAACCCTGAGCCCCCCGCTTCCACGCCCGCTCCACCCGGACAGTCGCCGGCGTCGCCTCCAGATCAAGATCCGACGCCGCGAGCGCCGTCGCCTCGCCCCAGCGGAGCCCTGTCGCGAGGAGTAGCGCGATGAGGGTCTGCCATTCGGCGGGTGTGCGGGCGAGCAGGCTCGTGCGTTGGCTGGTTGAGAGGAAGATCGGCGGCCTTGTCGTGTGCTTTGCGGGGAGGCGGATCCTGTGGGCGGGGTTCTTCTCGAGGTGGCCCTCGTCGACCTGGAGGCGGAAGACGGAGGAGAGGAGTCCCTGGAGGTTCGCGATCGTCTTGGGCGACATGAACTGCGGGTCCAAGGAGGGGTCCTTCGTGCGGGCCCTGTGCGAGGTCGTCGTCTCCGTCCTCCGCAGTTTGGCGACCCATGCCTCGACGTGCTGGCGTGTGACCTGGCCGATGGGCCAGGGGTCGAAGGTCGGGCCGATGCGGCTGTCCCACATGAGCTTGTACTTGGCTACTGTGCCCTCTTCGGCGTAGGAGGAGGCGTGCTCGCAGAATCGGGTGAAGGCGTCGCGGCAGGTGATCGCCTCCTCGAGCTCGGCCCGCGTGACGGCCTCGCGGAGCAGGCGCGCTTGGGATGGTCCGACGCGTTTGATGAGGGCGCAGAAGTCTGCGGCCTGCCTGTAGGTCTCGAAGGTGTCTGTCGTCGGGCCTTTGCCCGGGTAGGGGCGGTACTGGACGCGGTAGACGACTGTCCCCGACTTGTTGGTGAAAGGTGACGGATTTGGCAT